CATCTGGCCAGCAAATGCTTCTGCAACTGCATCAGCAAGTGTACCGTTGTTCTTAACGATTCCCTGGAATGCGTCAGTACCTGCATAGAACTTAAGGTTGTTCTTGATTGCACGGTACTTACGTGGCATAGCAAGGATAATCTGCTGCATAACCTCTGGGGTCCATGCATTGTCAGATACTGTAACTAGTGCTTCGTGAGCATCGCCGTTGGTCTTAACACGGTTAACGAAACCATTCATAATTGAAAGGAATGCGTCAGAACCTGTACCTGTACCATTAATAGCCAGGTCTTCAATGTCATTACCAAATGCGTTGGTCATTAGACGAACTAGGTGGTCTTCAAGGGCTGCACCCTCAATACCATCCTCTAGAGCTTCAGCTGAAACTTCCCAGTCTAGACGAATCTTCTTGGTAGTTAGCTCAACCTTTGTAAACTGAGCACCAGTGTTTGTGTATCCACCATCTGCCTGAGCAGCGGCACGAATTACACGCTCACCAACGTTCACCTTTTCAAGCTCCATTGTGTTAGCTCTCATGGTCACACGGCGACCATCCTTGGCGAGAACTGTAGCATCCCACACGTAATCAATGAATCTACGTGCTTGCTCTGGGCGTAGGATACCACTACCTGCCTCACCAGAAGGGTTAACTGAGTTTGGACCAGTTTCACCGAATTCGGCAGTTGGAATGTTACCAAGTGTTCCGTAGCCATCGCTACCTAGACCTGGGTTTGTTACACCACCAATGCCACCAGAAGCAAAGACACCCTCTTCGGCTGCTTTTGCAAACTCTGGATTGTTGTTCATAATCTCTTCCGACATATTGTCACCTCCTAAGTGATTGCTTATCGAAATAAGTCGGCAGTTTTGAGGAAACGACCGCCCCATAGGGATTGTTCAGCTTTTTCTAGCTGAACTTCCTGAACGATCTCGCCAAGATCGCCAGACTTGCGGAAAGCAGTATCGGCTTCAACGGCCTGTACACGCTTTCCAAATTCATTTACGTCACTCTTTGTAGTAGCAACATCGCTCTTTACAGATGCGACATCTTGTGAAACTAGTCCAAGTGATTTCTTTAGTTCAGCAATCTCGTCACTTAGTGACTTTACGACTGCTGATAGATCGCTAAAGGCTGATGTAATGTCATCTTTGATTTCAGAGACGGCATTAGCGACTACATCATCTGCTTTAGATACCTCAGCTGTTTCAACTTCTACATCTGAAGCTTCCGACTTCTCGGAAACTTCTTCTACAGTCTCAGACTTTTCAACGTCTTCAGCTGCTGTGTCTGCTGCTACAGATTCTGCCTCAGCTGCTATTTCAGCAACCTCAGCTACGGCATCTGCCTCTGGAGCGACCTGTGCTTCTTCAACAATGTCATCGTTCTTTTCGACAACAACCTCTGTTGCATCAGTCATAGGATCTCCCTCCTTGTTCATCTTAGAAAGATTAATGCCTTTAGCACCATCAACTAAGAACTTTATCATTTCTGCTTTTTCGCTGTCATTTGTTTCAACGAAACCTATGTTCTTCATTGGAATTCCAGATACTGGACTCAGAACTTCTTCTTCCTTTGAAATTACGACAAGACCATTGTCATTGTCCCAAAAAACATTTTCAATATCAAGATTTGCTACTTCACCCTTTATTACATCAACGCCATTAACCTTTTCAATTGACATGATGTTTGCAAATTGATTTGCTGGATTATCTACGAGAGACAGCTCTACTAGATCATAATCTTTAATAATTCTAACTGCTCTATCCATTTTCTCGTCATACCCTTCGTCCCACTTATTCATTTTACCGCCGATAGAAAAACCAGAGAGCGTACCATCAAGAACTTTTTCCCAGGTATCTTGAGCACCTTTTGAAACATAGGCAGACACGTAAACCCCAGCATAAAACTTCTTTGACTCTGGATCAAAGTATTTGTCTTCTTTAAAAGATACCATTCTTCCAACTGCTGTTGGCTGGTGCATTTCACGAATATTGCCACGGAACTTGGCAAATGCCTTAACAGATGCCTCTGTTGTTACAATGTCCATCTGCTTATCTACGTTATCAAGTGTGGCAAATCCTGAGACGATTCTTCGCTCTTTATCCACCTTGCTGAAGGGCATTGAGAGACGGACGTTGTCCCCCTCCATAGCCCAGTGTGCCTTAGATATAGTCATACGAGTTTATTATATACCCTTTTTCGAATAATCTAACAATATTATAACATTTTTTGAAAGATTATTCGGAAGAAGGACCCTCTCCCTGTGCGTTTCTACCAGAAATAGTAGATGGGCTATCTGAATTGTTGTTTGTTCTTTCAGCCTCTCTTTGTCTATTTCCTGCCAAATTAGCACGAGCATCCGTTAGCTGTCTTGGCGACATTACGAATGGATCGTCCCCATCTGGTCTTTGTGGCAACCCAAGAACATTACGTGCCTCATTTGGTGTCATAACCTGAGTCTTTACGTATCTTTCTAGGATTTGAGATTGTGCAATTTCATCTGTTAGGGTAAGCTCATTAAACTTTAGTTCAAGAATGTCTGTCTCTTCACGGACAATCTTATTGAGCATTTTCTCTAGGTTTCTCTGGGCTGGTCTTGCAACCTGCTCCTTAAATGTCCTATCCTGAGCAAGTGCAGCAGCAATAGAAGCACTATCGCCACCACCAATCTTTGATAGCGGTACCTGGTGGGCAACAAGAATATCCTCTCTATTACGAATACGATATTCATTAAATGATGCTTCCTGTACCCCATTTTCAATTGGCTCCATATTAAACTCTACCTTATTGGTATCTGAGTCGCCTGGTAGTGGAATATAGAGTGTCCTATGTGACTGACCACGAAGATTTGTCTGCAAGAATCTAAATAGTTTATCCTCTGCTTCTGCTGAGAGCCTTGCACCCTTAAGTGTTACAACATATCTTGGAACAGCCTTATTGCTAAAGTAGTCAATGTTGTATTGCGTAGCTAGCTGATCTCCTTGCAGGGAAGAAATAGCAGACATAATATCTGGAATTCCATAGTATGTATTTAGTGGTGAGTAAATCTTATAATGAATAATTTCATTTGGCCTTGGATCAGCAGTTACTGGATTTGGATTCTTTGCTCCAAAGTTTCTGAAGTATACAACCTTTTGTCCAATAATCTGTACATATCCATCCTTTAGCCTACGAACACGCATAGTTGTTGCTGGGATGTGTCCAAGATATCCAATCCTACCGCTTGTAGTTCTTCCTACTTCCAAATACCCATTTCCTGTTGCCTGCACGTCTGTAAAAAATTTGGTCATTGTGCTTGTAAATGATTCATCATCATTTAGATTTTCTATCCAATCCCTAAGCTCAATCTTTGCTCTTTCAATTCTATTACGTGCACGAGATCTTTGGTCGTCATCCATCTGTTGTTCTAGCCTTAGCTGAGTTCTTTCAGAAACGTGGAAGTCATAGCCAAGACCAACAATATTCTCTACCTTTGCATCAATGGCTGCGTGATTGGCAAATGATGTGTCATAATAATTAGCCAGCTCATAGAGATTCCATGGTGGAGTAATTACATCAAAAAGGCCATAGCCGTTATTGTATACAGTACCTGGATTAATCTGCTTTGTTCCAGTACCGTCAGTTCCAGCACTTCTGGCAGATGCTGCGTCAAGATATGCTTCTGACCTAGTATTTACATTGTTTACTACCTGTGTTTCATAGGCCTTTGCAATTCTATCTGTTCGTCTTCTAAAGTTCTTGTCTAATCCATTAAGGGACTTTAGGTCATCCCAGGATTTGTTAAATGGATCCTGTTTCTTAAAAACATCGTCTTGCTGTCCTGGATCGTCTATCCTAGCACCAATTATAAATTCTTGATCTGACATTATTCTTCGTCTCCATATTTTGCAATAGTAGCCTTAGCTGCTGCCACAGCTCCAAGATCGTTTAGGTTTGGAATAAGACCATTCTTCATTCTGTCTAGTTGTTCAGAGTATTCCTCTTCGGATACCCTTGCAACCCCTGGGTAAAATTCTGGATGCCCGTCTGCCTGTCCATAGTGAGCAGCTGCCTGACGCAATTTCTCAAGCTGAATCTCATCTCCACGATGAGAAGGTATGTTTAAAACGCTATTATTGCCGTCAGTAAATGGCTTTCCATTGGCTTTGATCCAAACATAAACGCCCCAATCGTATTTTTTGTCTAGAATTGTGACTTTGGATTTACCAATTTGGTTAGAATTTTCCTTATTCATAACCACTATTATACCATACTAAACTGGTAGTAGTACTGAAGAACGCCAATCTGCGTCTGTATAAAGAGAATACTTGTAAGACCCAAACGTTAAAACCTTTCCAGAGGTCACAGTTATTCTATTTGTGCCAGTATATTCTCTATAAATTACAGAAGGATCTATAGTATATGAAGTTTCTACTGAAATATAAAGAATATCTTGCCACAATCCCTCGCCAACTAGCAATAAATCTTCCCAGTAATCTGCCAAGTCTGAAAGTTCGCTCCACCTTCTATAGTCAATGCTTAGCGATGTTTGGGTAGAAGGTAGCTCATAATAAGCAATATTATTAAACATTAGTGGACCAGTTAGTCTTATAGCACCAATTTCTGATGTGTATATCAGGGCATTGGCAAACTGAATTGATATGATAGACCAAGCATCTCTTTCAATAAATAGATCTTTAGACAAGTTGCCGTTCAGGTAGTAGGCAATACCACTTACTGGGGTGTTGTTTCCAACATTGAGTGCATATATCTTGGCTCTTGTTCTTGCCTCGTTTGCTGCTACAAGATAAAACTTGGCATAAAGGTTAGAGCTTTGTATTTCAAAAATTTCTGTTGGGGTAGTAGGGAACAACCCTTCTTGATACTGTACCGCCATCTGAATAGCACCAACTGCATATTCCTCAGCAAGGCCATCATTGACCCTAATTGATATGCCCCTATCTGTTTCTAATCCACAAAGCTTAATTCCACTGTATTTAGACATATAAAGATATGGGTTACTGCCCTTATAAATAGAGTATGGGTTTTTACCCTTATAGTTAAAGTAAATACCGCTTCTTGAATACGGAACCATCTCATAGCCAAATCTTGTGCCAATTGGATTTGGTAACGCATAGTCTAATGCTTGTGATGCAAGTTGCAAACTAGTTATTCTAAGTGGTTTAGATATAGTGGAGTTATGTTGTATTTCTATATGAACTCCAATAGATAGATCATTTATGTCTGCACCAGGTGGCATATAAATAATATCTCCAGAAACTACTTCATACTTTGTGTTCATCCATGAGGTGCCTGGCGTAATAACATGTGTTGGAGATACTGGTTGAATGTTTGCAAAAGAAGAATATAGTGCATTAGAGCCAGTAGCCAAATATTGGAATGTAACATATGTTCTAACTACAGAATTTTCTGTAACAATGGCTCCGCTATTTTCAGCTAACTGCCTGGTGTTTGAAATATTAAACTGCAAAAAATCTACGTCATAATATCTATTGTCACGAATATCTGTAATATAGCTGGCAAAATAACTTAAAGGAACGTAGTCTTCCCAATATGAATCTACTGCTATTTCAAGCTTAAGCTCACCAATAAAGATTTGTGGTAGCAACGTGTAGCTTGCTATGTGGTCCTGGAATCTTCCAAACACAAATGAATCAGCAAACCCTCCGTCCATTGTGCCTTCAAAAGATATCCAGTCTCCAGTAAATGGCTCTATATATCCACCAACCGTTGTAAAATCAATTTGTCCATCAGGGCTGTCATCAAAATAGAGCATAAACACATCTGAAACATCTGTTGGGATTGAGGCTATTCCAGATTGATTAAAATATGTTGATATCTTACTTGCATTTCTTGCTGTAGAAAATCCAATGTTAAATATCTTTCCAGTAAATGTATTGCTAAGATTTGTGCTACCTCCAACATAAACCTTAAGCTGATTTTTGTTTCCAAAAAATGTTGCAAGATTTCCACCATAAATTGCTGATAAATTATCTATGTTTAGACCAACAGAAAACGGAATATCTGGGACTACCGTTTCTACAGAATATATTGTCTGTGGTGCAGCAACCCCATACTTTAGCTTATATGATATTGTTGATCCCTCTATAGACATTAAGAAGTAGTTGCCATTTAAATTATTTTCAATTTTAAACAATGTTTGCTCATTTGCTGAATCTTCTATTGGCTGGAATACACCATATAATGCGGTAACATCTTCTCCAATAAAGTTTAGCCTGTCAAATAAAATGTAGCCCTCTTCATCTTCCCAGTCAGGGTCGCTGGACGGTCTAAGAGTTATAAAAGCTCTTGATTCTGGGTCAGACGTGTTTTCTTCATTATTTGCAGCTATCCAAGAATCATATGTTTTAGATAAATCTTTAAATTTAACAACTGGCAATGAGTAAGATGGGGTAGTTAAAATATTATTATTTGTATTGGCATTGTCTACAATACCCTGATCCCACCTACCCATGTCTGGATAATTATAGTTATTCGTATAATCAGCAAAAGAGTAGTCTACAAATATTGAAGATCCATTGTATGCAGTATTTAGGTTTTCTGGAAAGTCAACGCCCTGCCCGTAAACAAATCTTCTTTTTGAAACAATCGCTGGAACTATGTATGGGTAAATACCAAAAGCATCTATTTCATAAACAGATATATCTGAATATCCATAGAAACCAAGCCAATCTTGATCAAGAATAGACTCATCAATTTCAATAAATTTATTTGGGATATCTATTTCTGAGATATTAATACTTAATGTTATTACCTCTTCTCCATTAAGGACCAGGCTTAGGCTTTTTTCAGAAATTCTAATATTTATTAGCATTGGCCTACCCCATTCACCAACGAAATGTGAGCCAAAATATTTACCTAGTTTTAGAGTTAAGAACGATCCGTCAACGTATAGGCCGTCTAAGGATGCATTTGCTATTGGACCGAAAATTCTTCTTGGTTCTTGCGTTTTTGTGTCCACTCTTAGCCAAAATTCTACTGTGGCTTCTCTATATTTGCCAGACTCATTCATAAATCCAAAGCCAGGAAAAATAAGCGATGGGCCAGATTTTGGATAAATTCTTGTAGAGCTTGGGGCACCGTAAACTAACGGAACTCCAGAGTTTCTTGCATATAAAACCTTATCGCTTACAATATAGTATCCCCGTTTATCTTGTAGTCCATATGCGGCTGCCTCTATTCCAAGCGTTTCTAATGTTGCCACTTCTGCTGGAATTGCAGCTGGATATATGCCAGTAGAAGATGGCTGAAAGCTTTCTGACCACTGCCCAACGCTTATTCCATTAATTTCAAAATTGTATAATGATGACCCAGCTGCATACACAATAGAAATAAATGGGCTAAAGGTTGCATCTATATTTGGAATACTAAGTGTTGCTCCAACAAATCCCCATTGACCGACAGAAGGTGGGGTATAGGTATAGTTAGAAAATACAGTCTCTAGCTGTAATGTATCTGGATCTGTATATGCATAGCCAACAGCTAAATTTTGAATATCTAAATCCCCAGAAGAAAAGTAGAAGGCAATCGAAATAGTGCCCATATTATGATCTAATTCATTAAAATTAGCAATTGCTGGATAAGATATTGTTGCAGTTTGAGTTGACCCAGTTGGAGTAGCTGCAGTTGCAGAAATTGCATAACTACTTGATATTGGATAGCTAGAATCTAGCGTTGTGTCAATTGTAAAAGCTGGAACATTGGTTTTAATCCAATTAGAGGGATTTGTAGCTGATGCTGGAAGAAGGTTTATAAAATTGGCAGTATCGTCAAGTGCCCATAATGCTAGTGGCTGCTCAGCAAACACTTTTTCGGCATACAGATTAGAGGCAATTGTCATATATATAGTTTATCATATTAAGGGGTTAGATACATAATTGCAACTCTTCCAGACCCGCCATTGCCACCATTGCCAACTGCATATCTTGGAGAAAACCATCCGCCTCCTGCACCACCACCACCACCGCCAGTATTGATTCCTCCAGGAAATCCATCAGAGCCAATTGTTAATGCAGAGTTTCCTCCACCACCAAGACCTCCGCTAACGCTTTGTGGAGTTTGAGTGCCGCTTGGATCATTCGTTCCTTTACCTCCAGCTCCACCGCCTGCATAATATGTAGTTGGATAAATTGTTGAATATTTACCGTTTCCGCCAGTTCCACCATTTAAGCGACTCTGTCCAGCCTGTCCAGCCTGGCCAGCCCCTCCACCGCCACCACCAGCAAATGGAAATCCCCCTGATTCTCCAGAACCAGCCCCGTTGTTTCCTTGTCCAGATATTCCAGTTCCAAACATACCAGTTCCACCATTAACACCACCACCACCAGAACCACCATTAGCAATGCT